GCTAGGTCTTTTAACTCAGACACACAATGTACCCACTCTTCTGGTGGAGCATCAGTGTGTGAGGCTGATTGAACACATTTGGGGCCGCTCGGCCATAGCTCTGCGACCCCCATGTCTTCGATATATTGGCACCGCTGGCCGTCTCGCCACACGATGATTACCTGGAATCGGTGAAGAAGTCCTCCCAGTGCGGGAGCCAGATTCAACTCAACTAGGGTGTATGCCTTCTCGTCTGTGTCTATCTCATAGACTGAGGGGAGTCGGTTAAACCCTGTGTTGGGATGAATGTATTCTTCAACGCCTAGTTTCAATTAGGCCGTCCAGTCTCGGTTGGCTTCTACCATCAGATAGTCAACGTGCATAATCTCTACGGCAGCACCCTTGGCTTCAAGAGCAAGAATCAACGACAGGTCAACGCTCGTAGAAACCGCTCCGGTGACCGTTCTTACTAGAACTCCATCCAAGAACCAACGGACTGTTCCATTGGGAGCTAACTCCAGACGGAGTACCTGCCACTCCTCTATGACCGCGTCATCATCACAGTCTAGTGCCGTAGAATCGGTTTCTCCGGTAGTAGTCCCACCGTTATAGACAGTGTGCCAATCCTCATCGTCAGATAATTCTGCCGAAAGATAGAAGCCACATATATCTGAAGCTGTCAACGTCAAAGTTGTTGTTGCACCAGTAAGCACATCAGTTTCTAGGCTGAGAGTACTTGGGTCAATATCGGTAAACCCGAAGAAGACCTCTTTAGTGTCAAGGTCTACAAACCGCACGCGAGTCTCTGCCACGATTGTTCCCATCAGTCCGACATCGAAAGCGATAGGAGTTCCTATCAGAATCGTGTGGTTGTCTTCGTTTGTAGTAGTCATAACGCCGACACCGCTAATTGCATCAGCTTGCAAGAGGGGGATGCCCGAATCTGTATCTTCGGAACCCTGACCAGCAACAGTGAAATTACCAAGCGCCCTATCCGTTGCAGTATTTGAGACGGGATCTTCTGCAAAGAAATCTTCAAAGAGACTAATTCTGCCGATACCTGATTGAGCCATTTTATTTACCTACTTGTTTGAGCTGTAGCTCTAAGTTTCGTATTCGCTCCCTGTAGGGGGCCACTGCCAGAAAGATACTATCCCGAGGAACGGCGGCTAGGTTCTCTAGCCGCACATCCGCAGGTTGTCCATTCAAATTATGTACCACCCACCCTTTTGGTATGGGACCATGAGCCTCAGACCAAACAGTGCGGCGGATATTCATTAAGTGGTTGGAAGTGTCGCGTCAGTTTCGACTTCAAACAGCCAGTTGCCTGGGCTACGCTCACCATAGGCATACTCGTCGTAGAGGAATACGCTGGTGGAACCGCCGCCGATATGTGGCTCTCTGCGAGTCTCTGTGCGCGGGGAACGTCCTTGAACAAGGATCAGTGCTTCCTGTGCAAAGATGCCGCCTTTAGCAGCATTGCCAGCGGTGGAGATATTTCCGTCTTCGTAGATCTCACAGTTGTGAATACGGCCACGGAAACCTTCTTGGAATACACGGGCGGCCAGGCCATCTGTGTACCCACTCTCCGTTGGAGGGTTACCACTGGAAATGGATGCGACTGCATCGTAAAGGTCTTTGATCTGGAAGCCATGCAGAACCGCACGATAAGGCGGGTTACCAGGCTCGTCAGAATCAGAGGAGATACGGGAGACGGCGGCGGCAATCATGCCCGTTGTCAGGGCCGAACCAGAACCACCAATGGTCAGGGACGCGCCGTCAATAGCGGTCAGACCATCCTCGTCCTTCTTTCTCTGAATAGCATTCTGTGCCAGACCGCCCACCTTTGCGTAGGCATTCTTGCTGATACGAGCTGCTACCCGGTCAGTGATGAGGGTATGAATCCCTACCACCGTGGGAGTGATCGTCAGCAATGTGTCAGACATCTGCTGTGGGTTATCAAGTCGCGTAGTTTCAGTGACTGTCTGCGCTGTCAAAGCTGCCATAGAAACTTCGTTCCATGAAAGACCCGCCCCTTCTCCAAGAGTTACTTTGTCCACCAGATTGGGAACAACACCCTCTTGTTCTCGGATTTGACGGGCTGAAGCAATAACTGTAGGTAGACTGTCAGCCAGTGATTGTGTGATTGTATCGCCTGCTGCCATGATTGATTCTCCTTAATTTCCCGCGTTCAATCGGTCAAGGATAGATTTTGCTTTTTTATGATCGGCTGTGGTCGGAGTGTAGTCCTCGGAGCCGTAGACTGTGTCCAGCCACCGCTGATTAGACATACCACTGCCACCCGCAGACGGACCTGTATCCATGTCAAATGCACCAGAGTCTTCAGCCGTTACTGGTTCTGCTGGCGTACTAGAGCGTTGGCCTCGTTCCACCTGACGCATCACCTTCTGTGCTTCAGATACTGCTGCCTGTAGACCCCTCACATCCTTCCTGTTGTGTGCGTCAGTCCACATAGTGCGAACCTCGGCTAACTCTGGCGATGTCTGGAGATCGATAAGGTCGCTACCTTGCTCGTCTTGTACCAGACTAACCAAGTCTTCAGAAAGGTTTGTCCAAGTATTTGTGTACGCTGCCGTGGCATTAAGGTTAGCCTGTTCGCCCTGGATAGAGGTGAGTTGTTCTGGCAGGGTATCGGTATCGCCGGTCCCCATAGCTTGCATCAATGCGTCAAGCTTGCGGTCTGTTATCCGCTGCTGGTTACTCAGTTGCAATACCAAGTCGCTTTGCTCTTGCTGCCTATTCCGTCGCCCTCTTTGAGCCTTTAGATCATTCTCAGCCTTGCTTACCTTGTCTTCTGCTGCCTTAGCGCGTAATTCCCAATCGACTACTTCTTCTTGTGGGGTATCTCCCGAGGATGCCTCGTCGGTTAGAGCTACCACATCAGAGTTTTCGGTTGTCACAATCTTCTCCTATTTATATGTGTAAATGCACATCTGTCAATAGATTATATAACGTCTATATAGCTATTATCTAGCACCGGCCAATACACTATCCATCCAATCGGCTGAATTATCTGGAGTAGTAGCTGGACTAGTTCCTGCACTAGGAGTTGTAGAAAGACCTAATACACTATCCATCCAATCGGCTGAATTATCTGGAGT